TCCGGCAATGCAGAGGTGTCCGGCGATGCAAAGGTGTACGGCAATGCAGAGGTGTACGGCAATGCAAAGGTGTCCGGCAATGCATGGGTGTCCGGCAATGCAGAGGTGTACGGCGATGCAAAGGTGTACGGCAATGCAAAGGTGTCCGGCAATGCATGGGTGTCCGACAATGCAAAGGTGTACGGCAATGCAGATTACACAACTATTCATGGATTTGGTACTCAATTCCGTACCACTACGTTTTTTAGATGCAAAGATAAAAAGGTCAGAGTTGCATGCGGATGCTTCTTTGGGACTATTCCGGAATTCCGTGAACAGGTTAAAAATACCAGAAAAGGGAAAATTGCAGAAGAATATCTAATGATTGCTGACCTTATGGAAAAACATTTTGAAAAATAAAGTGCTCCGAAGGAGAGCTGAAACCTCTCGCCTCGGAGCTGTAAACCACTAATCACGCTAGCGGATTACAGGATAATCATATCATTTCTTCCTGTATTTCGCAAGAGAACAGGAGGATTTTTTATGAAGAAAACCGAGGATAAAAAAGTGACAAATTTTGAAGAGTTCGATACTTTCTATGCAGTTGAGGTTGTAAGAGAGGCAAAAAAGCAGACTCACAAATGGTTCTGCGCATGGATTGTAACCATGATTGCATTAATTTTTTCAAACGCTGCATGGATGTTTATCAAGTAAGAAAGGAGGAAAGACTGTGGCAATCAGATATACCACAGAGCAAAAGAAATACATCCTTTTGAAAGGCAATATTGCAAAAAGGATGGAGGCCGAGCGAGTAAGTGATGCACAGATGGCAGCAATTACCGGAATGGCAGAAAACACTTTCCGTAAAAAGCGAAATAAGCCGGAAACATTCACGTATCCGGAACTGCGGCATATTTTTATTCGATTGAACTTTCCTAACGAGGAAATCTTGGAGGCTTTGACATGAAAGATTGGATAGACTCCATTCTGATTGGAGGGATAGCAACGTATCTTCCGTTCTGGACCTGGGACAACAGCCGTGACCAGATCATGGGAGCGTTGGGACTGATCGGAGCTGTGTACATAGCAAGGACGTGGAAAGAATGGACATGCTAGACATGCCAACTAAAAAAGGATCCTCAGAGCTGCAACTCAAATAAGGATCCAAGACAATATATTTCTTCTCCATTGTAGAAGGAAAGAAACCAAAAGTCAATACAAGGAGGAAATTATGAACGAAGAGAAAATCAGAGAAATATTTGATTTGTGTCTGAGAGTTTCAAGTGAAACAACGGCGCATGTGAATTTTGACTATACGGCGTGTGACGACATATCCAGAGTTTATATTTATGTATTTAATGATGCAGGGGAGATCGTAAAACATTTTTCATTGTGCCAGTTTTACGACTTTGAGTCCGAATCTCAGAATTACGAAAATGCAAAGAAATGTCTTCTGGAACTGCTTATCAATGGGAGGTGTCCGTTATGAATCTCACTGGCAACGGAGATATAAAGGATGAATACCTGGAAATCATTACGCATAGACATTCCGGGCCAATAAAAAGACAAGCAAGCAATTATAGATTAGTAGAAAGAGAGGAAAATAAGAATGAATCTGTACGAAATCGAAAATGAAATCCTTAATTGCGTAGATATGGAAACAGGGGAAATCGTAGACATTAAAAAGCTTGAATCTCTACAGATGGAAAGAGATCAGAAAATTGAGAACATTGGTTGCTGGATCAAGAATCTTTTGTCAGATGCAGAAGCACTGAAATCTGAAAAAGAAAATCTTGCCAAGAGGCAGAAAGTCGCAGAAAGCAAAGCGACATCACTGAAAGAGTATCTTTCCCGATATCTGGATGGTGAAAAGTTTAAGTCTGCAAGAGTAGCAATTTCTTTTAGAAGTGGTAGCTCCGTGGATATTGCGGAAGGTGCAGCTGTCCCAGAAGAATATCTTAAGTATTCAGAGCCTAAACCGGACAAGGTCGGACTGAAGGCGGCACTGAAAGCCGGAGAAAAATTTCCGGGAATCACCCTGATAACTTCGCAGAATATCAAGATCAAGTAGGAGAGGCTTATGGAAAATCTTGAGTTATATAACAAGGTTCGGGAAGTTCCTAAAGATGCCCAAAGAGCTATTACGGCAGGACGACTGAAAGGTTTTACAGACATTAACCCGATGTGGCGCGTCAAGTGTTTGACGGAGCAGTTCGGTCCCTGCGGCCTTGGCTGGTATTACAAAACGGTTGAGAAATGGATGGATACTGTTGGTGATGAGATATGTGTTTTCGTGGCAATTGAACTGTACGTCAAATACAAGGATGAATGGTCACAAGCAATTCCCGGAACCGGCGGCAGTAAGTTGGCTACAAAAGAACGGAACGGAGTCTATGTATCTGATGAGTGTTACAAAATGGCAACCACGGATGCATTGTCAGTGGCATGCAAGAATCTTGGCATTGGGGCAAATGTCTACTGGAAAGAAAGCCATACCAAGTACGACCAGACAGACGACAGTTCTTCCGAAATGTCAAGTACTGATATATCTGGACTCAGATCATACTTGAACAAGAACGGTCTGAATGAAAAGAAGATTCTTGAAGCATATAAGCTGACATCTATTAGCCAGTTGACTATTGGAAATATCAAAGCGATAACAGATCCTAAAAATTTGAATTACTTCAAGCAAAATTGCGGTGCGTAAATGGAATTTACAGGAAAAATCAAATCACTGGGGAAAGATCTCGCGACCGGAAAGTGGAACTTACAGGTGGAACTGAATGAAAACGCTCAGGAAGTAATGGGACTCATCAAGCATGAAAAACTGGATATACGTCTTAAGCAGCACAGGGATAAGCGTTCCTTAGATGCGAATGCGTATTACTGGGTATTGCTTACCAAAATTGCTAAAGTTCATGGCTGGACGAATAACGAGGCTCACAACTATATGCTGCGTCGTTATGGTCAGATAGAACGTGTGGACGGAAATCTGGTTGCGGTTTATCTTCCTGATACAGAAGAAACGGAAAGGGATGTTTTGGACAAGGTGGAATATCATCTTAAGCCGCTTCCAAAGACAGTGGTCACAAAGCATGGGGGAATCAAAAGAGTGTATGTTCTTCTTAGAGGATCCAGTACATATGACACAGAGGAGATGGCGCGATTGATCAGCGGATTAATTCAAGACTGCAAGGATTCTGGAATACCAGGCGGCGAGATTATGACGCCATTTGAGAAACGAAAGCTTTTTGAGCAGTATGGGATAGGTGATGTAAATGAACAAAAGAACAAAAGCGTTACAGTTTGATGTAAAAACGCGCAAAAGAATTCTCGATAGAGATCACGGCTGCATATTTTGCCAGATTGGTTTTTATATGCATTCTTCATCCGATTTCCAATATAAGCAGCTTGATATTATGCATATTGTCAACCGATCACAGGGTGGACTTGGAATCGAACAGAATGGAGTTACCGGATGTAGATACCACCATCAGCTTCTAGATAATGGAGCAAAAGGTTTACGGCCAGATATGCTGGCATATATCGAAAAATACATGAGCCGAATGCATCCCGGATGGGATCCTAAAGAACTCGTGTATAAGAAATACGGGTGCAACTAAAATCCTATAGATATATCACATGATCATCTCCCAGGGTGTGACCTGTATAGCTCCCTGGGAGGGAAAGGAGAAATATGAACAGCAGAAACAAAGGTGCTGACGGTGAAAGAGAAGTAGCCGGTATCCTTCGTGGATATGGGTACAAGGCAAGGAGAGGTCAACAGTATAGCGGAGCTAATGGCGATGCAGATGTGGTCGGTCTTCCTGGTATACATATAGAGGTAAAGAGAAGGGAAAAGCTGAATATATACGATGCTATAGATCAGGCAAAAAGAGACAGAAAATCGGATGAACTTCCAGCAGTATTTCATCGGAAGAATCATTGTGAGTGGCTTGTTACGATGCCATTGGAGGACTGGATAAAGATATACAGGGAATGGGAGGCTGGTTATGGATTATGTAAAGATCAGCAGGAAAATCCTTGAGTGGGAATGGTATACAGATGCAAATACCAAGGTGCTGTTCCTGCACATCCTGTTAAAAGCAAACTGGAAAGACGGAAGGTTTCAGGGAATAGAAGTACCAAGAGGATCATTTGTGACTTCTTTGCAGAATCTAGCAGCAGAAACAGGGCTTACAGTAAGGAATGTAAGAACGGCACTAAAACATCTGGAAAATACCGGAGAAGTGACAAGCAACCGACACGTTAAATTCAGCGTAATTACGGTAAAAAACTACGACAGGTATCAGTCATGCGACACACAAGTGACAGTCAATCGACAAGCAAGTGACAGTCAAGTGACAACAATAGAAGAAGGGAAGAAGGAAAGAAAGGAAGAATATAATAAATCTCCTAAAGGAGATTATGAGAGTGGAACTCCTGAAAACAGCATCTATGCCACGATTCGTGAATTGTACAATTCCGTTTGTGGGTCGTATCCCCGCCTGGTAAAGATGTCTGAGGCAAGGAAGAAGGCTATAAATGCCAGAATGAAGACAGGTTACACTCTTGATGACTTCCAGACTTTGTTTGAAAAGGCAGAGGCTTCCGATTTCCTGAAGGGAAAAAATAAACGCAACTGGTCAGCAACATTTGACTGGTTGGTCAGTGATTCCAACATGGCAAAGGTCCTTGACGGAAACTATGATGCGAGAAAAGAGGCGAGAAAAGAGGCGATAAAAGATGAACCAGAACCAACTAACTCAGTCAGATTATGGTGAGTGTCCTGTGTGCCATGGGACTGGATGGGAGACATATTATGCCACGGTCTATGATTACGGACTTCCAGAAGAAATTCAATATGCTCGCAGATGTCCAAAGTGCAAAGGTGGTTATAGAGCACAGGACCTTACCGGAGTACCAAAAGAGTACCATGAGGCAGATCTTGGCAAGTTCGATTTTGATATTTACCAGAGAGACATGAGCAAACTGAGAGACTTGTGCACCACCTTTCTGAACCATTTCCAGAAGTGGGAAATGGCAGGAAAGGGACTGTATCTGTGGAGTAAGACACCGGGAAGTGGAAAAACCTTCTTGGCGTGTTGCCTGGCGAAATCGGTGATGATGAAATACGATCTGCAAATGCGTTTCGTGACTGCACCTGACTACATAAGTGCCGTTGGTGACAGCTACAAGCGCGATCGCGGAGAAGAGGATCTCAGTCAGGTATACCGGGATTGCAAACTTCTTGTTCTGGATGATATCGGCGCACAGGCAGACAAGGAGTGGCAACGGCAGGAAATGTTCCGTCTGATCAACAAGCGTATGGAGGACGGAAACATTACAATCTACACTTCCAACATGAGCACCGATAATCTGAATGTGGACACCAGAACCAGAGACCGGATCATTAAGACCTGTGTAGAGTTGCAAATGCCAGAGGAAGGTATTCGAAAGAAAAAAGCAGCAGGAGAACAGAGGCAGTTCCTTGCGAGCGTAATGGGATAGAGGAGAAAAGAATGTCGTATAAGCACAGCAATGGAAAGGCAAAGATGTGCTGAGGAGAAGCATATCAACGAAGTGAATTGAAATGTAAAGGCACAGCCTTGCGAGGAAATGCAGAGGAGTTGCTACGAAAGGTGTTGAAACGATATGCATAGCTGTGGCAGCACAAGGAAACGAAAAGCTGGGCAGAGGCGCTGAACGGAAAAGCTACGGCGTAGAAATGTAATGATTAGATAAGAATAGCTACGAAATGGCGGGGAACAGCAGCGATGTGCTACGGAATGAGAAGTTAAGGGACCGCAGAGGAACGGCGGCGATGCGCTGGGCAGGGAATAACCGTGGTGGAATGAGCTAAGGCAGAGAGCAGCACGGCAATGTAAGAAAACTATAAAAATTACAAGGAGAATAGCAGAATGAAAAAATTAAAAGTAAGATTGACATTTTTGGAAGAAATTTTAGGAACAGCAAGTGCAGACCCGGAAATCCACGAAACATTTATTGCTTCGAATGCACCAGACGCACCAACAAGAAAAGAAGAGATTGAAGCAATCGGAATTGAAGAAGTGATTGAGAAATCCATGACCATATTCCCGAGAGATAACGGTGTACCGATTTACTGGGATTACCAGATTAAGGGCTTTTTCAAAGATGCTTGTGGAATGATGAGAAAGGTAACTGGTTCAAAATCTTCAAAAATTAAGGCTTACAAAAAAGAAATTGACGGTCTAATTTTCGTTGAAGAACGCAAAATTCCAATTCATTTTGAAGGTGAAACAGGAACTTGCCAGAGGCCACTGAGAGGACAAACACCGCAGGGTGAAAGAATTGCACTGGCAAATAGTGAGACAATACCTGCCGGAAGTTGGATTGAGTTCACAATCAAGTGCTTATGCGATAGCCATGAAGCAGCAGTCAGAGAATGGCTTGATTATGGAGAACTGAGAGGCATCGGGCAGTGGCGTAATTCAGGTAAGGGCCGCTTCAAATGGGAAGAAATATAAAAGCATGACAGGAGTGATAGAAATGCCATATAACACAGCAAGAAAGTACTATGAGGGTATCCAGACAAGGAAAGACATATATCTGTACATCATAAGATACTTGAAAGAACATGATTATCCGCCAAGTATTCCAGAAATCGCAGCAGGGCTGAGTATATCTAGCCATACCGTACAGAACCATTTCGGTGAATTGCTGGAAAGTGGCTTACTTGCGACAGACAACCCCGGCACGCCACGAGCGTACCGAGTGACAGGATACAAGTTCAGAAAGGTGAAGGAAAAATGAGTAGCAAGTTAAAAGTCAAGAAAAAGACCAGATTTTCTGTTCAGACTTCTAATCAGGCGGCCAGGCATTCGGGCGGGCTATGCAGAACTGCCCAGAGTCAGCTTAAAGACATGGAGCAGAAAGCCTATGAAGATGGTTTTACCGTTGGCGAGGATTGGAGCAACACGATCAACACTGTCACAACGATGATGGCTCTGAGACGTTTATATGGATTTTCTACGAAGCGTTTGCTTGATGTGATAAGAACTGCCAATGAATACGTTGAAATGGCAAATGAGGGTGAAATGAGTGTTCTGAGCATGATACAGGACATTGAGGAGAACACAGATGTGAGATTTGACGAGATGAATAAGAATCTGGTTAAGAAGATGGGAGTTTAGTGTGCCGGTTATTTACATGGGTGAAAGGACAATGAGAATGGAGAAGAAAACATCGGAACAAGAATTAGAGCTGTTAAGAGAAAACCTATTACATGAGTGTGCTATCTGGAGACGCATAAACGAAAATGGCTGTAATGATCCGTTCTGGGCGGATGGATGCAATATGAATCTAACCAGGAATCATATTCTTTCATACAGAAATGAGATTGCAAATTGTTGTGAGGAACATAATCTTCCGCTTCCAGAAGAATATTTTCTAAAAGTACCGCCAGAAGTTGATGATAATTATATGGCGAACTTTAACCAGAAAGCCCGTGTGGATAGATTGAAACAGCAGGGTGATGCATTAAGCCGGAAGAAAAAGAAGTTTATTGATGATGGACAGATGGAGTTTTGCTGATTAACCATGTAGCTGCTGACATGGGGAAAGTGAAGATGAAAAATGAAAGGTATTCTTATTGATGAAGAAACTTACAACAAAATGGATGAGTATGACCAGAATCTATGCGATACTTGCCAGTCTTACGGAGACAATTATTTCGATGGAGAATACTTTTGCGGAGAATGCGGAAACTATAAGGCTTATCACAAGGAGGATAAAAATGAAAAATAATAATTACGCTTCATTTTTCAAAACGAAGCCGAAGAAAGTAGAGAGATACATTCGTTGCAGAAAATGTGGTGCCGCTATGGATGATAGAGATTTCCCTTTTGAAATTAAGTGCCACAAATGCGGATATTCGTTTCAGTCAAAGCCGTGGGAGCCACAACCTATGACGGCAGAAGAAATTACTGAATTATATTGTAAATTGCGCTATGGAAAGTGAGGACGCGAAATGTTAATCAGAAGTCAGAATAAAATAACGCTGATAAAGTTTGAAAACATTGTTATAAATATCAATAACATTAATGGCAAAGAAATTATTTGTTGGAGCCAGATGAATCCAGGAGAAGATGAATATATTTCATTGGGCCATTATTCCACCAAAGCAAAAGCCATGAAAGTACTGGATATGATCCAGGAAGCCTATTGTAAATTCATGTCGGTAAAAAACGATGATGCTTGGGACGGAAAAGAATCCGTGTTTTATATGCCAGAGGATAGTGAGGTGGAAATATGAAAAGATCTGAAACAACAAAATTTCTTAGCAGATTGTTGGAAAAAAGCCGTTTTTCTGGTCCAGGTAAATACTGGGCTAGAGAAGTAAGCCTTGATTATGGCTACGCAGCAGGAAAGGCAAGAAGAGTAGATTACATGCAATTTATTCCGGAAAATCAGTGCTCTATCTCAGCAATCGAAAAAGGAATATTTGCATGCTATGAAATCAAAAGTTGCAAAGAGGATATTTACAGCGGAAATGGATTAAATTTTATTGGCGAAAAAAACTACCTTGTGACAACAATGGAGTGCTACAAAGAGATTTTACCTGATTTAAAAAATGGAAAATTTGCCCAACATATACGTGAGAATTTTCCGGAATGTTACGCGGAAATAGGTAACATGGGAGTAATGGTTGCAGTTCCGTATCAGAGAGATGTTGCAGAAGAATTTGAAAGCCCAACACCACTAGGTGAAGATGTGGAGAAATGGAGATTATCAGTTATTTTAAAGTGTGGACACAATGGTTCAAGAAAAAGATCCATGACAGAACTGTTGTTTTGCATGGTAAGAAGCGGGCATTGAGAAAGGATGGAATAATATGATACATATCAAAGAAAGATTAAAGCAGTACGCGGATAAATATTCGGACTGCTACAAATACGCTGGGGTGTATGTCAAAGTTATTCAAGATATGATTGAGCAGCTTCTGGCTGATCTGGAGCAGGATGAGAAAGAAAATGGTTGGATTCCGGTCAGTGAGAGATTGCCAGAAACAGATGATTATATTCTTCTCTCTTTTGCGAATTACTCAATCCCAATAATCGGAAGATGTGAAAGAGATAAAGATGGCAACGGCATTTTTTACGCCGGTGACGATTTAATATCTTGTTTAGGTAATGATTTATATGTCAACGCCTGGATGGAATTGCCGGAGCGCTATAGGGAGGACGAATCATGATTACATTCTTATTAGGATTCACCCTTGGAATCATAGTCGGAGTGGCCGGTCTTGCATGTGTAGCAATCATGTACGACAAACACCATCCAGACAAGTAGAAAGGAGAACGGTATGCTGACAAGGAATAAAAAGCTGAAAGATTACGGTATTCCGGCAGATGACATTGAAAAACTGAATACGATGTTAAAAGACTTTCCGGCAGAGTACGGATACCTGCTTTCCGGTGCCGCCTTGTCAGCTTGCCCGAAGAACACGGTGATAGCGGATATGGTTATTGAGAATATCCTACACCGGAAAAGTTACAGAAAAATCAGCAGAGAAAGATATATCCCGATGAACCCAAAAGACTTTTACGGATACAGGCGCAAGACCGTCGCTGTACTGTATGAGAGAATGCGGTTGTTGGGAGTGTGGGAGGATAAAAACAATGAGTAAATATTTTTCATTAGTTTTAGGTGTTGCGAACGCTGTGTGCATTGTTGTGAATATAATCAATCAGAAATGGGATATTCTGGTGCTTAATATTATAGCATGTGTGTTGTGTTTTGGTAATTTCATGGTGAGTGATTAAAAGGAGAGGAAAATGAAATTAATTGATTTAATAGCAGCAATTGGCGGTGATCCTGAAAGTGAAGATAAAATTCAGATATGCCACCCGGGAAGAAACTGGGATAATTACGATACATTCAATGCCGGTTCGAAGCTGCTGAAACCATTTTACGACTTGAAAGTAAGCTGCCTTTCAGCGATAGAAACAGATGTGATTAGAGTTGGCTTGGATTTTAATGAGAAAGAGGGCAAAGTAAATGAGTAGACTGATTGATGCGGACGATTTAATTGAATATATTAAAATCTGGGAAATTGGAAATAGTATTAGTTCCGACCAAAAAGAGTTTATTGACTGTATTAATAGACAACCAACAGTTTTTGATGTAGATGAAGTTGCAGAGCAATTAGAGAATTATTTATTTGAAAAATATTGCATAGAAGGAGATGCAACAATTGATGAAATCTTGAAAGGCGGTGGAGTTGAATGAGAGAAATTCTTTTTAAGGCAAAACGGAAAGATGATGGAAAATGGGTCGAGGGATATTATCAGAAAAGATATGACCTTTTAGGCAATGAAGAACATTTAATCTTCCACGCTGATAGTTATAAAGTGTGGGAATATGCGGAAATTGATTCAGAAACCCTCTGCCAGTTCACGGGACTTTGCGGCAAGAACGGCAATAAGATTTGGGAAAATGATATCATTCAGTATGACACAGTTGCGGCTGTTGCTAAGTTCGGAGAATACGGTAATGGAGGTTTAGGATTTTATGTAGATTTTCCAGAAGAAACCAATTATCGAAAAGATTTCTCGTATTGGTCGAAGAAAGTAGTCGTTATTGGAAATGCAGTTGACGATCGAAATTTATTACAGGAGGTGCCGGAATGAGTAAATCAGCGTTAGTGATAGATACACCAGAAAATTGCTATTATTGCACGTTCGGAAGTGCGTACTGCAGCGGAATTGAATATGTGGCTTATTGTGAATTAGCTGACCGTTTGGATTATGATGCATTTCTGATGACAGAAGAACATTATGATTGTGAAAGCAAATCAAGACCTGATTGGTGTCCACTTATGGACTTGCCAGAGAAAGACAATGGAGATTATCCGGCCAATACATTTGACGCAGGATTTGTAGAGGGCTGGAATCAGTGTATTGATGAGATTACAGGAGGAATGGATTAATGGCATGTGCAAAGAAATGTGATAGATGTGGAAAACTGTATGAGCAGTACAATTCTAAAAACGATAGAAAAAATCCTAATGGGATCATGGTATTAAATCTGGATAGTCAGAGAAGATATTTCGCACATAATGCTCTGGATTTATGTCCTGATTGTATGAAAGGATTTCAGGACTGGTTTGGAGAGGTAAAGTAGATGGAGAGATTAACATACAGCGGGACAAGAGAAGCCAATAACGCAGCTACCATACGGGAAATTATCAATAAACTTTGCGATTACGAAAACGCAGAAGAACAGGGCTTGCTTGTGAGATTGCCGTGTAAGGTTGGAGATGATGTGTATATCATTCCAAGTCCATCTGTTTATGGATTAAATATTATTAACGGATACGAAAATCTTAATAGAGTATATCATCAGCATGTCGGATCAATTACATTTGCTGATAGCCACTGGTATGCAACAAGCCGTGAAGAATATAAGGTTTACAGTGAAAAAGTGCTTAATGATATTGCTTTTGGAATAACTTGGTTTACTGATCGTGAAGAAGCCGCGAAGAAGCTGGAGGAGATGAAGAATGACAAGGCCTGAGATTACGGCAGAATTATCAACCATGATTGAAAAGAAAATCAATCCGAACAACGATCCTCGTATCTACTGGGCAAAAGAGGTGACGTTTGATTATTCTACAAACCATGCAGTTAGAGTGGACTATATGAAATTTGTTCCAGTGAACAATAGTGTTTCCGGGATAGAAAAAGGTGATTGCTATTGCTATGAAATCAAGTCATCTATTGAAGATTTCAAATCTGGCCATGGATTGAATTTCATTGGAGATTACAATTATTTGGTTATGCCAGGGGAATTAGCTGCAACAGTATCTTTGAAAATCCCGTATCATGTAGGAATATATGTCCCAGAAGGAAACGAACTTATATGTGCCAAGAAAGCCAAACGAGCCAACAGAGCGAGGCCTGTATCTGAAATACTTCTGATGATGTTTCGGTCTGCAAACAGAGATTACAGGAAAACGGTAAAGAAACTGGAGGAGATGGAGAATGGCTGAATATGTTAAAAAGTCAGATGTAATAAAAATCATGGAAAATAATTCTCACATGATAGAGGTATTTGGAGTTAAGAAGAAAATAATTGACGGATTCGCAATGGGTTGTGATTTCGAAGATCTGGAAACTGTCAGTATTGAGGAGGACGATAAGGAGGATTAACATGAAACCAGAAGAAGCAAAAGACATATTATCCGATATGAGAGACCAGCATTTATGTTTCATTGAAAGTTCTGAAAACAAAGATGAATGGCAGAAAAAAATATCTCAAGGAAGCATGGGCGTGTGATTCCGGAGCAAAAGCATTGGAAAAGCAGATTCCATGCAAACCTGAAGAATATGTTCCAGATTTTCCGTACAATATATTTTCCACTCAAAAATGTGCGAAATGCGGAACACCTGTTTTTGGTAAAAAAATAAGCAAGTACTGTTCTGAATGCGGGCAGAAAATTGACTGGGGAGAGGAGTGATTAAATGGATTTTAATACAGCAATGGCGAAATCAGTAGCATGGGCCAGTACATCATTTGCCGTAATAGCGGCACTCAGTTATACAAAAGAACCATTATGCTTAATGGCATTAGTTCTTCCGCTGTTTGTTGGATTACTTGCACATTAATGAGAAGGAGTTGATAATCATGTTGGACAAGCCTACACTTGAAATTGACAGAGAGAAGAACGAAGTTACGATAAAATGCAATGGGGATACCATAAAGTTCAAAGATGATAATGTGGAAGTGACCAGGGCAAGCAAAAACATGATGTTTAAGCCACCAGACATAACCCCACAGCTCGCCATATCAGCACTTGCAGTACTGTATCAATATTGCAGCTCAATCAGTCCGCATGACTGCATTAGATGCGCATTCTATGAACATTGCCCGGAGTGTTTCATGGGGTGTCCGGGAGATCAGGGCGAGGTAATCAGAAAATTATAAAGCAACGAATAAAATTAGAGAGTCGGTATTTACCGGCTCTTTTTTAGCGCAAAATTCCTCAAACATGTACCACAACTTTTCTACTGACCTGTGATAGAATATACTCAGAAGTGTTACTATGGGATTTTATAGCCAGTTGGAGGTGAGAACGTGGGAATGCCAATGGGGAAACCACCCATGTATAAAACGGTGGGTGAAATTGAAGAAAAAATTGAAAAATATTTTGAAGATTGTAAAGGATATCCTTTGACTGATAGTAAAGGTAAGCAAGTATTTAATAAATTTGGTTCACCAGTTTTTGTAGACGTTCATCCTCCAACGATTACAGGATTGGCATTGGCACTTGGATTTGCAAGCAGACAGGCGCTTTTGAATTATCAAGCAAAACCAGAGTTTAATGACACGATTACGCGCGCGAAAGCCAGAGTGGAACAGTACGCAGAGGAAAGGCTATTTGATCGTGACGGTTCAAATGGTGCTCAGTTCAGCTTGAGAAATAATTTTAAGGGGTGGGATGCTGACAAGAAAAATGATGATTCTGGAGATGGAAAGATTATGATTGTAAATAATATTCCAAGGCCGGAGAAACAGGATGAACGAGAATCTGATTAATCTGAACGAAATTATAGCTCCTGCCTTTTACAATGTATTCTGGGACATTTTGGACGGAAAACACACCTATTATGATTTGTATGGTGGGCGCGGATCTACTAAATCATCTTTTGTAGGTGTCATGATTCCTTTCCTGATGATGCAAGATGCTATTAATGGATCAATAACTAATGCAGTCATATTCCGAAAAGTTGGAAATACGCTTCGAGAATCTGTGTACGAGCAAATTGCGTGGGGAATTGATGCACTTGGAGTTAACGACTTGTGGGATACCAGCGTAAGCCCTATGCAGTACACTTATAAGCCTACTGGACAGAAAATCATATTCAGAGGACTGGATAAGGCAAAAAAGACTAAATCTATTAAAGCAAGCAAGGGATATTTCAAATATCTCTGGTTCGAGGAACTTGACGAATTTTCAAATATCGAAGAAATCCGTACAGTTCAACAGTCAGTCCTTCGAGGTGGCAGTAAGTTTGTTGTATTTAAGACATTCAATCCGCCAATTAGCCGGAGCAACTGGGCGAACGTGTACGTAGAAGAACCAAGAGCTGACAGCTACAGGCACAAGAGCGATTATAGATCAGTCCCTATTGAATGGCTTGGACAGCAATTCATTGATGATGCGGAGCATTTAAGAAAGACAAATCAGAGAGCTTACGACCATGAATATTTAGGACTTCCGGTTGGACTTGGAACAAATATTTTTGAGCTGTTGGAGATTCGAACAATAACAGATGAAGAGATTCAGAAGTATCAAAGCATTTACCAGGGACAAGACTGGGGATGGTATCCGGATCCCAAAGCGTTTATTCGCGTTGCTTATGTACCTAATCAGGATAAAGTTATCCTGCTGGATGAGCTTGGCGGATGTAAAATTCGAAATACAGCAATGGCTAACCAGATAAAGAAAAAAGGATATGATGATTATTCAATATCTTGCGGAGTTGATGAAGAAGAAAGTATTATTGACTTCCGAGATGCAGGGCTTCCAGCACGTAGGGCCATTGTTACACCGGGAAGCCGCAAATATACTTTTGAGTGGTTACAGTGCCGAACATTAGTCATTGATCCGGCACGAACGCCTAGAGCATACAAGGAAATTATCAATTATGAACATGAAGTAGATAGCAATGGAGAAGTTATCGCAGATTATCCAGATGGCAACGATCACTGGATAGATTCTCTCAGATACGCAACCAGTCCATTGTCCATGAGAAGGGGAAACAGTGCATAATGTGCAAATTTTGTGATAACTTAGCTTCCTGTAAAGAATACTATGATAATCCAGAATGCAAGAAGAACAAATATATATACGGCTGTATGTTGTACATGTACATGAAAGACCGAAAAGGAAGCATTACTTCCAGACCGTTTGACCTTAATTATTGTCCAATGTGCGGAAAGAAGATAGTGACAGGTGACTAAATGGGACTTATAACAACACTAAAAAGGTGGTTTAACATGATATTCAAAAAACAAGCCGAAGAGGACTTTAATATCCAGGCGGCAGAGTTTCCAGAAATGGAAGCGCTGATTAACCGGTGCGCGAACATCTATAGAGGTGCGCCGGAATGGTTAGATGATAAGAATAATATCAAAACGATTAATTTTGCGAAATCTGTCTGCTCAGAGACAGCACGGCTCGCAACATTGGCGATTGGTATTCAGATAGACGGTTCCACAAGAGCTACATGGCTTCAGGAGCAGATAGACAAAGTGTACTTCCAAATACGTCACTGGGTAGAATATGGCTGCGCCTACGGAACGGTATTCATTAAGCCAAACGGGGAGAGTCTTGACGTATTTACTCCGGCAGACGTGATGATTGTAGATTACGACAATCAGGAGATCAAGGGGATTATATTCAAGGATTCTTACACTGTTGGACGGAAATACTATACGCGACTTGAATATCATAGATTTGTTGAGACCACAATAGATGGCGTGACAACCTATCCGTACTACGTTTCTAATAGAGCTTATGTATCAAAATCCCCTCAGAGCATCGGCGATAGAATCGACCTTAAACAGACCAAATGGGCCGACCTCATGGCAGATACACCGCCAATTCTCAAGGCAAACGGGGAGAAACTGGACGGACCTCTGTATGGAGTATTGCGGACACCGCAAGCGAATAATGTGGATATTAGTACACCGCTTGGACTTCCAATTTTCGCAGAAGCTATCGAGGAGTTAAAAGACCTCGATATTGCATACAGTCGTAATGCCGGAGAGATTTTTGATTCTCAGAAGACTGTTCTGGCAGATGATAGACTGCTGATGCCAAACGGCGCACCTGTATCAGCTATGTCGCCACAGGGCATGGAGAACAGACGGAATGAGATGAGGTTACCGCACTTTGTTAAGAATGTATTCGGACAGGACGCGAAAGAATTCTACCAAGAAATTAATCCAGTTCTCAATACAGATACCCGTATAGTCGGCATGAATGCCCTTCTAAACCAGATAGGATATAAGATTGGATTCTCTAACGGATATTTTGTTTTTAACGAAAAAACCGGTATGGTGACGGCTACGCAGGTAGAAGCAGACGACCGACGGACAATTCAGTTTATCAAGGACGTTCGGGATAAACTAGAGTGTTGTTTGAATGACACTATATATGCCTTAAATACATTTGCAGATTTGTATGGCATCGCACCAGATTCTAACTGGATTTACGACGAAAAGAAAAAGAAATACGTCCAGTATATAGTTAATTATGATTTTGGCGATTTTACATACAACAGAGAAGAAGACAGGATAGCGTGGTACAGTTATGTAAATTCTGGACATGTAACATTTTGGCGTTATTTAGTGAAGTTTTATGGATATACCGAAGAGGAAGCAAAAAAAATTTCACAAGAAGCCAAAGAGGAAAACAAAACGAGAGGTTTTTTTGAAGAAGAGTAATGAGGTTAGAACAATGGTCAAAGAAGCTCAGCCAGAGCCTTACGGATAACCCAAGATGCAGAACGTTCTTCACGTTCACAGTAAGAAATCATCTTCTTATACTGCTCTGGCTCGAAGCTGATCGTGGTCTTGACGTACTTGTCCTTATCGTCTTTTTTCTGGTTCGCCATGCTTACACCTCCCATCTAGTTAACTATATCAGATGGCTCTGGTGATAGCAATAGATATGGGGAAATCCCTGTATTTATAAGGGCTTGCTGGTCATGGACTTTTGGGACGAGGGATTTAGTGAACCAGTAAAAATCCAAAACATGTACCACGACTTTTGATGAAAGAGGTGATATACTATGCTTAGTCCTGAATATTTACGCCGGATAACAGAGGGCAGTGAACAGATAGCAGAAGAATTGCATCAGTATATCATCTCTGAGATCGTGTCGAGGATGATGACAAGAATCGGCAGAGGTGAGGATTATATTCTGACCAATGCCGATGCGTGGAGAATCAGAACGCTACAGGAATCCGGCGAACTGCTAGAGGACATTCTGGCAGAACTATCCAGATATACCAAACGCGAACAGCAGGAGCTTCTTGAAGCGTTTGAAGATGCCGGAATCACTGCAATGAACTACGATGACAAGGTATATAAGGCGGCAGGATTAATCCCTGTGCCGCTTGAACAATCCCCAGCCATGATAAGGCTTATGGAGCGGAATATGAACCACTGCCTAGGAGATTGGAAGAACTTCACACGAACAACCGCAAGTGCCGCTCAGAGGCTCTATATCGAGCAATGCGACCTTGCATATAATCATGTGATGACTGGGGCAGTTGGGTATACGCAAGCCATTAAAGAAGCGGTTAATAATGTTGTGAGTGATGGCGTTACTGTTACGTATCCATCTGGCAGAAAAGACACGATTGAAACAGCGGTAGCACGTTCTGTCAGAACTGGTGTGGCTCAGGCGTGTGCTGATATCCAGTTGATAAGAATGAAAGAAATGGGATACGGTTTAGTACTGACATCGGCACATATAGGAAGCCGCCCAAGCCATGAAGTATGGCAAGGACAGGTATTTTCCATAGACTGGGAAAAATTAAAAGAAATCAAGCCGGAGTTCTTTCGGGAACGAGATACACCAGAATACCGTAGAATGCTGGAACAAAAAGCAATCCAATATCCAGATTTTATTGAAAATTGTCATTATGGTGAAGCTGATGGAATATGCGGAGTAAATTGCAGACATCATTTCTCAGTTTGGGTGGAAGGAATGCCGAATCCTTATACAGAATTATCAGCACAGGACAAAGCCAACAAAGGCAAGCAGTACGAAAAGGAACAGCGACAACGTACTTACGAGCGAAGAATCCGCAAAACGAAGCGTGAGGTTCTTGGACTGCAAGCAGGAGTTGACAATGCACCGAATGAAAAGGCAAAATTCGCACTCCAGCAAGACCTTGACCGAAAGTCTTATCTTTTGCAGAAACAAAATGCTGCATACAAAGATTACTGCAAGCAGAACGACCTGAGGGAACTACAAGACCGACTCATGATAGCAAAGTGGAATCGCCAGAATGCCGCAAAAGCCAGAGGAGCGGCAAAACGGTATAAAACAGCAAAGGGGATTGACTGATGAGCAAATGGGAATATTACAATCCAAATCCTGCCGGGAATCGAGTCGGAGATTGTGCTGTCCGGGCAATATGCAAAGCAACCGGGTTTGACTGGGAAACGGTATTTGCCGGATTAATGATACAGGCATGTACTCTGTCAGATATGCCAAGTGCAAATTATGTCTGGGGAGCGTATCTCTATAAGCATGGATACAGACGTAAACTGATTGAACAGTCAGAACGATATATCTATACAGTCAACGACTTTTGTACAGATCATCCGACAGGTACGTACATCCTCTGCATAGATGGTCATGTGGTGACAGTACAAGAGGGCAAATATTTCGATACATGGGATAGCGGTAATGAAATCCCGGTATATTACTGGGAAAAGGAGTAGCTAAATGAGCATATCAGAATTTGTACAAATATTCCTTTCAATCTGCGGAGGGGTGTCCATTGTCGGAGGGGCGGCAGCCGTAATCTTTAAATGGATTACACCGGCGTTTCGACTTAATAAGCGAGTAGAGACACTGGAAGAACATGATAGACGAGATTATGAAAGTCTTCGGAGAATCGCAGAACGAGATTCATTAATTCTGGAAGTGTTATCAACCATGTTGGACAGCCAGATCAGTGGAAATAACGTCGAGGAATTAAAAAAAACAAAACAGAAGCTTACAAATTATCTTGCGCAGAATCAACGTTAATTGCATTAATAAGGGGTATGCTCATGAAGTTATATGTATTCACAAAGAAAGATATAGACAGGTTCTTGACAGAGTGTAATTTCACACCGGATGAAGAAAGATTGTTCCGGCTGAGATGCAAGGAACACACTCTTGAATACTGTGCTGAGCAGATGAATGTGAGTATATCCACAGCGAAACGATTAAGCCGGAGGGTGAATAATAAAATAATTAAAGTATGCTAAAAAGTAAGGAGAGGATATTTTTACCCTCTCCCATTTTTTTTAACAGAAATCTTCTTTCACAACCCTTTCAAGTAGTTTTATCACATATTCTGGCGGAGTTCGTTTGCCACTCTCCCAGTTTTCAATACTTCTTTTAGGAATACCATATTTTTCAGAAAAAGCTTGCTGGCTCAGATTTGTAAGATTCCTTAATTCCTTTATATCCATATATTAGCCTCTCGTTTCTTCCCAATCGCCATCGTCAAAAATCGTGACCTGTCTATGTATCGTCTGCACCCAGTCTTCACCAGTGGAATTTCCGAACGGATCTCGGCTTTTTCTCGGTACTTCCTGTTCTAATTCCACATAACGACACCACGTAGATTCGTCTTTTACTATTTTCCATCCTTTTTCGACTAATTCTTTAATTCTTTCTTCGCCTGTCATTTTATTATCCTCCCTTGACTATATTTTTGCCTTCATGGTATAATGGCTTTGTCACTTACAGAGGGATGTTCTGTAAGCGGAGTGCCTAACGATTCCGGGCACCACGGATTGAAATAATAATTTTAGGTATAAAGAGCTAGCTTTGCATGCTTAGCTCTTTTTACTTTGCATTTTTTCCGTCTCCATAACATTTATAAAACGCTTCAACCAGCTCTGCCAGTTCCTGCGGCGTGAGCTTTTCTTTTAGGTTGTCCGGTATGCGATTGTAATTGCGCGCAAAGGTTTCAACACAATCTCCAATTTTGCAGGCCTTTTTGACCTGTTCAAGTTTGTACATTGCTCCGATTTCTTCAGCTGTAAACATCCCTTTTCTAAGAGCTTCACGGCCTTCTTTGTCTCGATCAAGCCCTAATGATTTTATCGCTACCTTCTTACTAATGACTCCGATTCCTTGTATTTTCATTTTAATCCTCCTTTATTATAAAACGCGATATCTCACGATATCTTCAACTTTCTCAGGACTTCCATACCAGTATTTTTCGTCTGGATTCCATTTAAGCCCAAATTCTTTTAAAGTTTTTCTACAATTAAAAGTATTTCCAGAAACAACTCCGTCTCCAAGGTTAAAAAGAACTTCGCATCCATCAAGGAAAGCATTGAAATATTTGCCAAGCTTTGCGAGCTTGAGATCTTCTTTAGCTTTTTCCCATGCTCTTTTAAGTGCTACAGAAATAGTACATTTACACTGTCTTACGATACTCCATGCATTTTTCATGATTTCTGATTTGTTATACTTCATAATGCTTACCTCCTAAATGATTCCTTATTTCCTCTTGTTGATATTATAATACCACCCAATGAGTGATATGTCAATACTTTTTTGACACTTTTTTGAACTGTTTTGAAAATAATTTCCATGCAAAAATATAATCAGAAAGGCGGTGCATAAGATGGCATTATATAACAATCCTTATCAATATAGCTTTGGTGTTCCGGGGCAGATGAATCAGTTCCAGCAACAGCCTGTCCAGATGCCAGCTCAACCAGTGCAGCAACCTCAACAGAATAACAATGGCATCCTGTGGGTGTCTGGAGAAGTCGGTGCAAAATCCTATCTGGTGGCACCCGGGACAAGTGTTTTACTGATGGACAGTGAAAGCGAAAAGTTCTACATAAAATCCACAGACGTGTCCGGTATGCCACAGCCATTACGGACGTTTGAGTATCACGAGGTAGGCGCTCATATGCCACCTAAACAGCCTGTTCAGAACATGGATAGTAAATACGTCACCAGACAGGAATATAACGATTTAAAGGGCAAATACGAAGCTATCATAAACCGATTAAATTCTTTTTCTGAACCTGTTAGGGCTAATACCGTGCAGGAATCAGCAGTCAAGGGAGGAAACGCAGATGAGTAATCCATTATTCAATGCCCTCGGTGGTGGAATGTCACAGGGAAATGGGCCAATGCAGATGATACAGCAGTTTATACAGTTTAAGCAGAATTTTAAGGGAGACCCGAAAGCAGAAGTTGAGAAGATGCTACAATCTGGAAAGATTTCTCAGCAACAGCTTAATCAAGTTCAGCAGATGGCAGGGCAGTTTCAGAATCTGCTAAAAAATATGAAATAGTACATTACAATCTGGCCAGATTGATGTAAATACACAATAAAGGAGATTATAACTATGGATGGAAATTATAGCTTAGCAGATATTGCCGCTGCTACTGGAAACGGTAGAAATAATGACGGTATGTTTGGCGGAGATGGTAGCTGGTGGATTATTGTTTTATTCATTTTTGCTTTCTTTGGATGGGGAAACAACGGCTGGGGCAATAACGGCAACGGCGGTGGATATATAGCCACAGCAGCTACTCAGGCAGATATTCAGAGAGGATTTGACAACTCCGCAGTAATCAGCAAGCTTGACGGAATCAACAACGGTCTCTGTGATGGATTCTACGCAGTGAACAACGGCATGCTTACCGGATTCAACGGAATCAACACAAACATCATGCAGACTGGCTTCGGAATCCAGCAGGCTATTAACGCTGATACTGTAGCAAACATGCAGAATACCAACGCATTACAGGCACAGCTTGCAAACTGTTGCTGTGAGACCAGAGAAGCAATCCAGGGCGTAAACTACAACATGGCGCAGAACACCTGTACATTGCAGAACACCATGAATAGCAACACAAGAGACATTATCGACAGCCAGAACGCCGGAACAAGAGCCATTCTCGATTATCTTTGCAATGAAAAGATTTCTAACCTGCAGGCTGAAAACAATGACCTCAGACGTGCCGCTTCTCAGGATCGCCAGTCTGCACTTCTCACAACTGCGATGGCTTCTCAGACACAGCAGCTCATTAATGCGATTAATCCAGCACCGATTCCGGCATATCAGGTTCCTAACCCGAACACATATTACGGATGTGGATGCAACACTGGATGTAATTGCTGATAACTTCATATCGGGAGTATCTTTCGATTGATTCGGATGTCGGCTTATGCCGTATTACACAGAGGGCAGGCTGAGACCTGTCCTTTTGTGATATGAAAGGAGTATTTTTATGGCAGAATTTACAAATGTTGCTGCTCAGACTGTAGCAGCAAATGGAAACGTAGTATTTTCAAACACAGCAGTTAAAGGTTCTAACTGCATTCAACACAGGGAGGGAAGTGGAATCATTACGCTGAGAGGACTTACTAACCAGTGCAAGGCTAGATTTTTCGTGGACTTCTCTGGTAATATTGCAATTCCAACAGGTGGTACTGTCGGGGCTATCTCTCTGGCTATTGCAATATCTGGTGAGCCGGTTCTTTCTTCTCAGATGATTTCCACACCGGCAGCAGTAGACCAGTACAACAATGTGTCCTCTGGAATCTATATTGATGTACCTCGCGGATGTTGCGTTAATATCGCAGTAGAGAATACAAGCGATCAGGCTGTTTCTGTTGCGAACGCAAACATTGTTGTGACCAGAGAAGCATAGGAGGTGTGATTATGAGAGACATTAAAGACTTATGTGCAAGAATTGAAGACGAACTGTCCAAAATTGCTGACAGTGGGCTGACCACTGGAAATCTGGAAATGACATACAAACTGATTGATATGTATAAAGATATCAAGAATACGCAGTACTGGGACAAGAAAGTGGAATATTACAATACTGTCCTTGATGAGATGCGTGGTGGCTACAATGACGATTACAGCGAACGTGGAAGAAAGCGCGACAGCATGGGGAGATACAGCTCAAATGACGGCAGAATGATGCCGGATTACGACAGGGGTAGTTCTTATTCCAGACGTGGTGAGCATTATGTCAGAGGACATTACAGCCGTTCTGACGGACGAGATGCTTATGACGACTATATGACGCAGAAACAGAGCTATCGTTCCGGCAAATCCGAGGACTGCAAGAGAAAGATGCTTGCCGCTCTGGAAGAACATCTGGACGAACTCACAACAGAAATGAGCGATATGTCCAAGGATGCGGAGTGCCGGGAGGAACGTGATCTTGTTAAAAGATACGTGGAAAAGCTCAGGGATATGCTCTAATTGGCTAAAACATGTACCACAACTTTTTGAAGGTTCTGTGATACAATATATTCGTAGGGAAGATTTGTAAGCAGAAATGCTTGACATAGACATTTTTATTGCTTTCCTCCTTTCTTGGGTGCGTGTCCTTAATAGAAAATGCAGTGTTTATCCAACACAAGAAGCATGAGGTTGAAAAGCGGACGCAATTTCCGACACGCGCCATTGCCGTTAGTGCATGACGGCATACCTCCTCGTTAGCACATATAACTGAACAGTGAAATCCAACCCGTGCAGAGGTGCGCGACCGTATAGGCGGTGTTGACGTAGCCCGAAACGTCTCGTGTTTAGGCATAGCACGTAAAATACCTTGCTAACCCGGGAATCCGGGTTATGTGGAGTCTGTCGGAATACAGAACGAATATCTACAGATACAGGTTTTCCAGTTCGACTCTGGAAGCTCCACTTTGATTCGGTTAGAATTACGCTGTCTGTATACAGGCGGTCTATGATTCAGTTGAATTACAACATCATGATGCTGAAAAGGTTATGCCTTATCCTGTAGACTGGTGTCCGGTCCGAAAAGGCGCTTTAATGTGGCTTCGCCAAGTGGTAAGGCACCGGGCTTTGACCCCGGGAGAGGAACACTCATTCATTGGTTCGAATCCAATAGCCACAGTTACCTTGCCAGTGGTCTAACTGGCTTAATCCAATACCTGCGGCGGCAGGTCAATAAACACGACCAGGAGGATATGTATGCAGAAACTTATTGACACATTAAAATCATTTGGAATTGAAATCCCGGAGGACAAACAGGCAGATGTGAAAAAGGCACTCTCTGAGCATTATAAGAATGCCAAAGAAGTAGCAAAAACCCTGTTGAAAGTCGAGGGAGAACGCGATAACTGGAAAGAACGTGCCGAGACAGCAGAAGAGACCCTGAAAGGGTTTGACGGTATCGACCCGGCGAATGTTAAGACCGAGTTAGAGACTTGGAAGCAGAAAGCGGCAGATGCAGAGAAAGAATTCAATGCAAAAATCTACGACCGCGATTTCTCAGATGCGCTCAAAGCGGCACTCGATGATGTTAAGTTTTCCAGCGAAGCGGCAAAGAAATCTGTTATGGCAGACATCAAGGAAGCCGGATTGAAGCTGAAAGATGGTAAAATCCTTGGACTGAACGACTTGATCGAACAGATGAAGCAGTCTGACGCGTCTGCTTTTGTGGATGAATCTCAGCAGCAGGCTCAGCAGAATCAGGCAAGATTTACCACTCACGTTGGACATCAGCAGACACCGGGAAGCATGACAAAGAAGGAAATCGAAGCGATCAAAGACCCGTCCGAGAGACAGGCCGCAATTGCTCAGAATATCCAGTTATTCCAGTGATTTTTACACCGACTATACGCCAGAGTATAGCCGCTAACCCAATACCTTAACAATTATGGGTAGAAAGGATTTTTTTATGCCAGCAAAAACAAATCTTATTATGACTAATGATATTCAGGTCGCAGCACGTGAGATTGACTTTGTAACCAGATTCGAAAGAAACTGGCAGCACTTACGTGACATTCTGGGTATCATGAGACCTATCAAAAAACATCCGGGTGCTGTACTCAAGTCCAAATACGCAGAGGGTACATTACAGAGCGGAAATGTTGGTGAGGGCGAGGAAATCCCTTACAGCAAGTTTACCGTAAAAGAAAAGACCTATGCGGAAATGACTATCGAGAAGTACGCAAAGGCTGTATCTATCGAAGCAATCAAGGATCACGGCTATGAGAACGCTGTTCAGATGACCGATGATGAATTCCTTTTCCAGCTTCAGACTGATGTTACCGGAAGATTTTACGATTATCTAAAAACCGGTACACTTACTTCCACAGAAACAACATTCCAGATGGCTCTGGCAATGGCTAAGGGTCGTGTTGAGAACAAATTCAAGCAGATGCACAGAAATGTGACTGGCGTTGTTGGATTTGTGAACATTCTGGACGTATATGAATACCTCGGAGCAACTGAAATCACTATTCAGAACCAGTTCGGATTCCAGTACATGAAAGATTTTATGGGCTTCAATACAATCTTCCTGTTATCCGACAGCGAAATCCCGAGAGGAACAGTTATCGCTACCCCTGTTGAGAATATCGTTCTGTACTATGTTGACCCGAACGAATCCGATTTCGCAAGAGCAGGACTCGTATACACTGTATCTGGCGAAACAAACCTGATCGGATTCCACACACAAGGTAATTATCACACAGCAGTATCCGAAGCATTCGCAATCATGGGACTTACTCTTTTTGCGGAGTACATTGACGCAATCGCAGTAATTACCATTGATGAGACACCAACGCTTGGCACTCTGACAGTAACATCTGCGGCAGGAACAGCAACTGGTGATACAAAAATCACTGTAAATCCGGCTAAGGAAAACTCCAACAACGTATACAAATACAAAGTTGCGGCAGACGCAGTAACTGTTGAATATGGACAGAACCTCAGAAATTGGACTTCTTGGGATGGAAAGGCTGACATTAAGGCGGCAACCGAACAGAAGATTACAGTGGTTGAGTGTGATGGAACATATAAAGCACTGAATTCCGGAAGCGCAAGCGTAACAGCAAAATCATAAACGCAGGAGGTAACTGGCATGGCTTATGCAGATTATAAATTCTATACAGAATCATTCGGTAATGTCGTGCCAGAAACTGACTTTTCACGTCTGGCGGAAAGAGCCAGTGATTTTGTGGACACAATGACATTTGACAGGTTGGTGGATGGACTGCCGACGAACGAACGCTCACAGAAGCGTATCAAAAAGGCGGTCTGTTCACTGGCTGAATTGATGTATCAGATTGAACTTGCTGAAAAGAATGCTATTAATCAGGCATCGGCAAATGTAACCGACATAAATGTCGGGAACATCTCAACAGGCGTTGTAACCTCTGTATCATCCGGCAGCGAATCCATCTCTTACGCAACACCTCAGCAGATTGGGGCAAGTGCAAAGGAATGGAGTGCGGTGTATGCCGCCACCGGAGATGTACAGAAAACGAACGACTTACTTTACAAGACGGCTTTACCGCTTCTGATGGGAGTAAGGACGGATGATGGGGTACCAGTATTGTATGCAGGAGTGTGATTGATATGAATTTTAAAGAAGCGTTTAAACTTATGAAACAGGGAGCAAAAGTAAAACTCCCGGGTTGGAATGGCTACTGGTGCTGGGATGATGAAAAACATACGATTATGATTCATTGCAGACCAAAAGATTCTGATGAAGGTCAGGGAGAAGTTCTTGATATCCGTGAAACGCAGAGAGTGGAATACACTTTCATGCACACACAGAGAGAGGACTGGATGATTGCTGATGAGAATAACTGTGGTGTTCTTGGCGGTCAGTCAACATTTGGATTTGGCGATGCTATCCGTTATTTAAAAAGGGGACTCAAAGTGGCTCGTAAAGGTTGGAACGGGAAGAAACAGTACATTCAGCTTGCCACTGGCATTTCTTATAAGATAGCGGATGGAGAGATTGTGAACTGTGAGCATGATGCAATCGGAAACAATGCCATTGCTTTTGTCGGAACATCTGGCGTACAGATGGGATGGTGTGCGTCTCAGGCAGATATGTTAGCAGAGGATTGGATTTTCGCAGAACAGGAGGTATCCAGATAATGGACATTTCAACATTAGGCTCATGTATCGCAATCGTTATGATTTGCTACATCGTAGGAATGGGCTGTAAAGCATCAAAAAGAATCTCTGATGAATGGATTCCGGTAATCATGGCGGTTATTGGTGGAATTCTCGGAGCAGTCGGGATGGGAGTTATCCCAGATTTTCCGGCATCGGACTATATCACGGCGGTTGCGGTCGGTATGTTTAATGGATTATCGGCTACTGGCGTGAATCAGGTTATCAAACAGACAGTACAGAAAGAATAATTAAGGAGAGGGTATCATGTATTCGTCTAAAATTACACTTTTCAACTATTACGAAAGTGCCACAACCGGAGATGCGTACTGGTATCCTCATGTTTTATCTGGCGTTGACCTCATTACGGACAAGGGAGCAATCCTAAAGAAGTACGGGCCAGATGCAACAGACAACGCACAGTTACACATCCGTTATACTGTCCAGAACGGCGATATAACCATTGCTGATAAGGATGGTAAAATTCTCCCATGGGTACCACCTAAGGAATGGAAAAGGCAGATTAACAACGCTCTGGAAGATACTATCACATTCTCAGATGAGTCATTCTTCTGGGAGGGCGAATGGACTGGCGGAACGGTAACTGATGGTGATTATCGGAATGGATTCTACCAGTACATGAACGAGAATAAGGATAACGTGTTTAAGATTACCAGTGTTGGTGGACCGTATACACTGATTCCACATTTTGAGATTTTGGGTAAGTAATATGAGTAAGATTCATCATTTTAAAGGGTTCTCTGTAGTTGACGGAGATATGAAAATAAAGCTGAATATGGATAGATTCTCCAGACAGTACCAAGAAGCCCAATATCTCCTTGATGGAATGGTTATGGATAGCATGATAGAGTTTATGCCAATGATTTCGGGAGATTTTATTGACCGAACAAGAGTCAAAAGTACATCAATGCAAGGAACTGGATTTGTATGTGCAGCGGCAGAACCATATGGACGTTTTCTTTATTTTGGAAAAACCATGGTCGACCCTGCGACAGGTAGCACATGGGCAAGACACGATGCGGAAAAGGTTCTTGTGAGCCAGTACTCCGGTAAAACGAATGCAAAAGAAAATCTTCAATATACAAAATCACCGCATACTCAGGCGCAAGCTGAATGGTTCGATGCCGCTAAACGAAAATACGGCAGTACATGGCTTCGCAAGGTAAAAGCACAGGCAGGAGGTGGCAGACATGGCGGATAAACCTATCGGTAAAGATGCAACTGGATACGAGATTCTGACAGATGCCATGAAAGCACTTCTGAACCAGTATCCGGGACTGTATGAAAATGAAACAATCAAATTTGAGGAGCTTGGCAAGGAATCAGGAATTGCGTTCTCAGCAGATAACGGAGCGTTGGTCTATTCAGAAAAAGAAGATGTCTGCGGTACGATGCATCAAGTGTGTCAGTATCCATTTTATATAGTGTACCGAACAGCATCCGACAAGGAGAGGCAGAAGCTATCTGTTCAGAAGTTCCTGGATAATCTTGGCAAATGGATATGCCGAGAACCAGTTGTCATAAATGGCTCTGAGACGCGCTTAGATGCGTTTCCTGAGCTTTCACAGGGGCGAGTGATAAAACGTATCACCCGTGATAACTCCTATGGTTTAGAGCCACAGGAGAGTGGCGTACAGGATTGGCTATTGCCATTATCGGTGCGCTACGAAAACACTTATGAAGTAATCTAACAAGTAACAACCGGCTATCAGTTAGAGATAGTCGCTAACCTACACGGCCTTTAAAGTTATAGGCAGAAAGGACATTTCTATGGCAGTTACAGGCAAGATTGACCGTAAATATATGGCTCATTATATTGATGCAGGTTCCCTTTGTGGAGGACTGACACCGAAATATGAGCGTCTTGGTAAGGATCTGGAAGAGTACAATGTAGAGCTCAATCCAGATACTGAAACATCTAAAAATATTCTCGGAGAATCCACATTCAAACATAACGGTTATGAAGTTTCTTCTGATGCTGATCCGTTCTATGCAGACACTACTTCTGATCTGTTCACAGCGTTACAGAAGATCGTAGATGGACGTCTCAAAGACGATAACCTCAAAACAAAAGCAGTTGAGGTTCATCTCTGGACAGAAGCTACGGCAGGCAAGTACGAAGCATATCAGCAGGATTGTTATGTTGTTCCGACCTCCTATGGCGGTGATACATCCGGATATCAGATTCCATTTACCGTTAACTATGTTGGCGAGCGTGTAAAAGGAAAATTTGATATCAGTTCCGGTACATTCACAGCCGACAGTGAATAAGCACATATACAAGGAGGACACGCCAAATGGCAAAAGTAATTAATACCAAAATTGATGATGGAATTCTCATTTTCACATTCACGAATAACGAAGACGAAGTTTTTTCTTCTTTCAAATTGAATCCGACCGATATCAATGTAGCAGCACGTGCAGAAGAAACGGCAGAATACTTTGAACAGCTTAAAGGATCTATCCAGAAAGTCACGTCTGGTAAAGAAATGGCTAAACTCAATAAACAGATCGAAGACAAAATCAACTATCTGCTCGGATATGAAGCATCAAAAGACCTGTTTAAGGAACCGATCACAGCAACCACTGTTTTCGGCAATGGTCAGGTATTCGCCTATATCGTTCTGGATAAAATCGCAGAAGCAATTGCACCGGAAATTGAAAAGAGAAAAAAGAAAATGCAGGCAGCAGTCAATAAGTATACGGAGAAGTATACAAAATGACCGCCTATGAGCTTCCCACCTCACTAAACATCAGTGGGGTGGATTTTTCTATTAGAACGGATTTTCGCGCGATTATAGATATTCTGATTGCCATGAATGACCCGGAGTTGGATGAACAGGCAAAAGCAGTCGTTATGTTACAGATTCTGTTCGAGGACTGGCAGGGTATACCGGCTGAGTGCCTGGATGAAGCTTGTCAGAAAGCATCGGAGTTTATCGACTGCGGACAGTCGGACGATAACCCGAACCACCCAAAGCCCCGTTTGATGAACTGGGAACAAGATGGAGATATGATTGTTCCGGCGGTAAACAAGGTTGCTGGTAAAGAAATCAGAGCCGTTCCATACATGCACTGGTGGACGTTCTTCGGATATTTTATGGAGTCCGGTGAATGCCTGTTCAACACGGTTGTTGGAATCCGGTCAAAAAAGGCAAAAGGTGAGCGCCTGGATAAATGGGAGAAGAAATTTTATCAGGAAAATAAGAACATTATTGATATAAAAACACGTCTCAGCGAAGAGGAGCAAGCTTATAAAGATAAGCTGAATGAGATGTTGAACCTCAAATAGTTAGGAGGTGGACACATGGCTGCTGATGGCTCAGTCATTATTGATACCAGAATGGATACAACCGGTGTCCAAAATGGCGTATCAGCTATAAAACAGTCATTTAACGGCCTTGGGAGTGCTGTAAAAAAAATCGGTCTGCTAATTGGCGGGGCTTTTGCTGTTGGCAAATTGGTACAGTTTGGAAAAGAGTGTGTGGAGCTTGGCTCTGACCTCACAGAAGTACAGAACGTGGTCGATGTTACATTTACCACCATGTCTGACAAGGTAAATGAATTTGCAAAGAACGCTATGACCTCAGCCGGACTGTCAGAAACCATGGCAAAAAGGTATGTTGGTACGTTCGGGGCAATGTCTAAGTCATTCGGATTCTCTGAAGCACAGGCTTACGACATGTCAACGGCTCTGACGCAGCTGACCGGTGACGTAGCATCATTCTACAACATTAGTCAGGACTTGGCTTATATCAAGCTGAAATCAGTTTTTACGGGCGAAACGGAAACATTAAAAGATTTGGGCGTGGTAATGACCCAGTCGGCACTTGACCAGTACGCACTTGCGAATGGCTATGGCAAAACCACATCCGCTATGACCGAACAGGAGAAAGTTGCTCTCCGTTTTGCTTTTGTGCAGAAACAGTTATCGGCCGCATCTGGTGATTTTATTCGAACATCGGATAGTTGGGCGAACCAGGTCAGAGTTATGCAGTTGCAGCTGCAATCTCTCAAGGCAACAGTCGGACAGGGATTGATTAATATTTTCACACCCGTTCTGAAAGTAATCAACATTCTGCTCGGTAAGCTGGCAACTCTGGCAAATGCATTTAAAAGCTTCACAGAACTGATTACTGGTAAGAAATCATCAGGTCAGACAAGTGGAAGTGGAGCAGGACTTGCCGGAACAGGCGCGATTGCAGATACAGCAGATCAGTACGGACAGGCAGCGGACAATGCAGAGAAATTGGCAGATGCCACGAACGACAATGCAAAAGCCACAAAAAAAGCGAATAAGGAAACAAAAAACTATCTTTCGTCACTTGATGAAGTTCACAAGGCTAGTTCTACAGGAAGCAGCGCATCTTCAACTCCATCCGGTTCTAGGTCTGGTGGAACTGGTTCTGGGGGCGGAGGATTACCGAGTTCGGTTGGCAGTGTGGATTATGGTAGCCTGGCAGAGGGTGAAACCGCGCTTGACAAGATTAGTGATTCTGCAAAGAAACTTGCTGACCTTCTCAAAAAACTCTGGAAACCATTTCAGGACGCATGGAAAAAAGAGGGCAAGAATACCATTGATGCGGCAAACATTGCTTTATCAGGAATCGCAAAGCTTGCCAAGAGTGTAGGTAAAAGCCTTGTAGAGGTCTGGACAAATGGCACAGGTACGACAATGCTTACGACCATGCTTCGGATTGCTCAGAACGTGCTTAAAACTATCGGGAATATTGCATCCGGTTTTGCCGATGCGTGGAACAAGAACAATGTTGGAACGCAGATCATACAGAACATTGCAGATGCTCTTGTAGTAGTCATGCAGTTTGTTGAGAAAATTGCAGAGGATACAGCGACATGGGCGGCGAACTTGAACTTCTACCCGTTGTTGGAATCTATCAGCAATTTAACCAGTACATTTGCACCAATTCTGGAATCCATCGGAAATGTTCTTGAATGGATTTATAACAACATTGTTCTTCCGATGCTGACATGGATTATTGAAACAGGAATTCCAACAGTGATTAACCTAGTGTCTGATTTGGCTGGATTCTTTGCGGACCACCAATCAATCGTTGAAGCATTCGGCGCAGCTCTTATAGGTGCATTTGCAGCGGCAAAAATCGGTGAAGCAATAACAAGCATAATGGGATTCGTCGGAATCTTAAAAGACGGAATAGTTGGACTTGTAGCACTAATGACCGGTTCTGGTGGAATCATGGGTGGACTGTCTGCAATTGCGACAGCTATTGGCCCGGGTGGACTCGTGATAGCCGCTATTGGAGCAGTTATTGCAGCAGGGGTGCTGCTCTATAAAAATTGGGACAAAATCAAGGAAGTCGCAGGAATCGTAGCGTCTGCTGTTGTTGGTTTTTTTAAGACCATGGGAGAAGGCGTCGGATATCTTATTAAAGATTTGAAAGAGACCGTGTCTGGAATATGGAATGCAATATCCACTCTTACATCAACTGTCTGGAAAAATGTATCTACTTTTGTAGTAACAAAAACGCGAGAAATGGCAGAAACGGCAATTAGAAAAATTAGCGATATGAAGGAAAAAATTGCTTCTTTATGGAGCGCAGTGAAAGAAAACGCCTCAAATATTTGGAGCAATATTTCAAGTCTGATATCTACTAAAGTTTCCAGTATTCGAGATGCGATTGTAAGTAAATTTACGGACGCAAAAGATAAAGTGGTCAGTGTGTTTAGCGGAATCCGTGACACTATCAGAAATATTCTGAACAAAGTCATCGGAATCGTCAACAGAGCGATCGGAACTGTCAATAGTGCGATTGGCGGAATTGAATCGGCGTTTTCTTTCGGTCCGTGGGAAGTGCCTACTCCATTCGGCTCTAAGACGATCGGGTTCAGTGCAAACTTTCCAAGAGTACCGACAATTCCATACCTGGCAAAAGGAGCAGTCATTCCACCGAGGTCAGAGTTTTTGGCAGTTCTTGGCGATCAGAAGAACGGACGTAACCTTGAAGCACCAGAGGGAGTTATTAAGGATATCATTGATGATGCATTTGCAAGACATCAGCAGAATAGCACTGGAAATGTCAGATTTACCGCTCAAATCAATCGCAGGACGGTGTTTGATGAAATTATTGAAGAAGCAAAATTAAGACGTGATACAAGCGGCAGAAATCCGTTTGAACTGGCATAGGAGGTGAGTGCATGGCATCTATATTATTGAGCAAATCTATAACGGATAGGTATAAGATAAACGGCAAGCGCATGCCTCAGCCAGACAAGGATATGACGTGTAATTTTGAAACAACATACTCAGAAGGAAGTAACCGTACGCAATTTGGAAAAGCCATATTGGTTCCGTTATTTACAGTTGTTCAGTATGGCTATGAGGCTAGCAACATACCGGTGGCAGAAGCAGAAGAACTTATAAACGCAATAATACATGGAAAACCTTTTAATTTGTACCACTATTCCATCAGACACCATGATTGGCGCACAGAATCATTCTATGTTGGAAAAGGAACGTTTTCCCTGGCTTGTGTGGCACCTGGTGAAGAATACTATTCCAAGATATCTTGTAACATGCAGGGGGTGAATCCACTTGATTAATGTATCAGACGCGTTTAAACAGAAATTACAGGACGGAGAAAAAGTCTGGCAGGAAGTGGAAATCACCTTTCCTGACGGAACTGTAAAAACAGTGAAAGATGAAATCATGGGCGAAAACTGCACTTTTTCCGATTGTGCAGAAAGTAGCAGTTTTCCAATCGGTTGCGTTATCTGCAAGTCCATGACTTTGGAGTTGGACAACACCTCCGACCAATGGAAAAACTATAATTTCTACATGGCAAAAGTTCATGCGTATCTCAAAATGAAGATTGATGCCGATACTATTGAGACTATCGACAAAGGTGTATATACGATTACGGCACCGGAACAGTACGGCGAAATTCTCAGTTTTGCTGCATTGGATGATATGTATAAGACCAACGCGGTTTTCTCAACGAAACTAGTTCTTCCGCAGACGGTCGAGAGTCTGGTGAGGGACGCATGCGGTACTCTTGGCATCACAGCTGGCTTTTCGAAGATGACACATGGCAATCTGATTGTCAATGAACTCCCAAAAGATATGACATATCGTCAACTTTTCGGATGGGCTGCCATGCTTGATACCGCGAACGCTCGTCTGGACAGCAACGGAAGCTTGCAGTTTGTCGGATGGAATCTGGACGTTACTCCGAGCATTGAACTCAAAGATTATATCAGCATGCCGGCAGTGTCAAGTGACGACATAGTGATAACCGGAATCAATATAATAAGCGGTGATAATTCTGGAACATACGGAACTTCCGGCTACATTTTGTCCATGGAAAACAATCTTGTGGGTGAATCCGATCTTGCAACAGTGGCAGCACAGATTGGTGATTCCATTATCGGTACAAAATTTAGGAATCTCCAAGGAGACATGGCGTTCAACCCATTGTTGGAATTTGGTGACGTGGCTTATACTTATGATCGTAATCTTAACCAATACGTCACTCCTCTAACAGATGTATCATGCACAGTTAACGGAAAAACTACTCTAAAAACACAGGCTGACGACCCGATCAGAGGAATGAGTCTATATTATTCTGGAGCCACAAAAGCAATCGTTGCAGCGCGCCGGCTTGTCGAGAAAGAAAAAAACGCCAGAGAGCTAGCAATCAAAAAGTTGCAGGAGTCTCTTTCTGTCGGAAGTGGACTGTTTGCGACTTACGTTCAGCAAGAAGACGGAAGCACAATCTCGTATTTTCACGACAAGGGCACTCTGGAAGAATCAAAAAATGTGATCAAAATTACATCCGAGGCAATCGGTGTGTCAAATGATGGTGGCAATACTTATCCATTTGGCTTCCAGCTGACCGGAACGATGATAACTAAACTCCTGTACGCTGAGGGCATTAATGCAAACTACATTGATACTGGTGCATTGACGGTAAGAGACAAAGGCGGAAATATTCTTTTCCAAGTCGATATGGACACCAAAACGGTTGTTATCAACCCAGATGTTTTGATTGTCGGAAATATGACATTGTCCGAGAAATTGAAAAACATGGATGAGAATATTGCATCTGCCAAGAATATGACATTCCAGCTGTCAAACGATATGCAGACGATCACATCTGACGCAGACGGAAACATTCCGGTATTTCCAACAGTGGCAACTACAGCGAAAGTTATGTACGGCTCGTCAGATATCACAAATGATTGTAGCTATACCATTACAAAATCAGACAGTGTAACCGGCTCTTGGGATGTAGATACGCATACTTACACTGTCACAGGCTTGAGTGCAGACAATGGATGGGTGGATATTAAGGCAACGTACCTGATTAATCTTTCTATAACGAAGAGATTTACGATTTCCAAGCAGAAATCAGGGAAAAACGGAAAACAGCTTTATACATGGAGAAAATACGCATCCATGCCGGATGGCTCTGATATGAGTGATAGCCCAGATTATGTAAAGCTTCTGGACAGCGCCGAAAGTCCCATACTGGACAGTGCCGGGGATGAAATCTATACAGTCACAGAAGCAATCTATGTTGGAATTGCGGATAATAGAACTACAGAAACACCGTCCGATAATCCGAAAGATTACATTTGGAGCCGTTTCCGCGGCGAAGACGGAGCGGATGGAATTGGCATTCCGGGAGAGAACGGAGAAACTTCTTACATCCATACCGCTTATGCAAATAGTATTGATGGAACTGTGGATTTTTCCACAACTGATACAGATAGAATTTACATTGGTCATTATTCTGACTTCGAAAAGACGGACAGTGCAGACCCAGCGAAATATACATGGGCGAGAATGCGTGGAGAAGACGGGCCTCCGGGAAGAACGTATTATCTGAGAGCCAACGCAGGAGTCCTGATGATGGGACAGGATAAGAAAATAACTCCTAATCCATTCAATGTTCATGCGTATTACAGAGATGGACAGGGTGACGAAGCAACTTTTAAAACCTGGTGGATAGTAGAATACAGCAAAGATGCCGGAAAAACATGGACAAAAATGGCCTTTAATTCACAGACCAGCGGAATAACTATTAATCCAGATAGCTATTCTCTTAGTGCTGACGGAATGATACGTGCAACAATTTATACGGATTCCGGAAGAACTAAAATCGCCGATCAACAGACTTGGCAGGTTGCTGTTGACGTTGGCATGCTTACGCAGGAGCAGATTGTTGAGATATTGTCCAATGGCGGAGAATTTAAAGGCCTCTACTATCTGAACGGACATCTGTACATCAGCTTAGACGCATTGATGGGAAATGCTGCAATTTTAGGTGGAAGCAAAAACGGCAACGGATACCTGAAGATTAAAGATAAAGAAGGCACCGTGAAGGGACTGATAGATTACTCAGGCTACACTGCATTCACAAGCTACGAAGAAAATTCTACGCGCATGAAATATACAGGAATTTGTTTTTCAGATACCGGAATAAATCCTGTTAGCGCCGAGAAATACTTTAGCAGCACTGCGGACATTGAATACGTTGAAACGGCGTGGGGAATCGACTGGACCGCCGAAGAGCTTAATATTAGTGCAACAGAAGTATCAGCTAATACCGGTAGGTTTTCAAATTTGGCTGCACAAAATTGTGACTTGGAAGTCATCAATATGAATGTATCTGGTCCGTGCACTTTTGATGATGAAAATAACGCACCGATATTTAGGCAAAGCATGAAAGTGTATGGTTTTGGCTTTACAACATCTGGATGGAATGCTTGGATTTCAAATAACGATTATAGGCTTCGTGCATATGGCTCATCATCTGAAAGGTACAAGATTCTTGGAAAATCATTGACGGAAGAATTCATTGAAAACCTGTACAACATCGAACCGATAATGGCACGGTATAAAGAAGGCTACCTTGCAAAAGGAGACGAACGCGCAGGCGCAGAATTTCCAATGTTTATTGCGGAAGATGTGGATATGTATTTTCCTCTGGCAGTTGACCATAACACAGACGGACTTCCCGAGAACTGGAACGAACGTATCATGATACCGGCTATGTTTGCAATGATTAAAAGTCAGAAAAAACAGCTTGACCGTCAAGCAAAACTTATAAATCAGCTCTATGAAAAGTTCAACATAGAAAAGGAGAATTAATATGGCAAAATTTAATGAATACCCATCAAAAGCAACTCCAGAAGATGCAGATACCTTAATGCTTTATGATGCAGTATTAAAATCAAACAAGCTTTCACCGTTCAGCGGAATCTGGAACTGGATTGTCGGAAAACTGACCAATGCGGTCATCAGCAACTTGCAGACGAACAACAAGACGGTACTGGGGGCGATTAATGAATTAAATAGTAAGGTCTTCATTAATACTCGAAATCTTTCAACATTTTCTGTAAATATTAGGCTTGATAAGGGCATCTATACATCTTTTCTCATGTACGGAGCGACTTCACAAAATAATGGATTTATGTACATTGTCTTTATTGATGTTGCATCGGGAAAACGGACAGTAAATTTTATTAAAATTGCAGACTTTGTGGCAAACAGGACTTTTTCGGGTACATACAGTGATGACACAACTACATTGACGATAAACGCCGGCGAAACCATATGGGGAGGCATTAAATTACTGATGTTTAAATAGTAACAAAACTTCTAGTACCTTACTCGAACTCTCTGGTAACATTGATAATTTTTTAAATAAAACAAGTTCGCCTATGGCATATTTTGTCTGGGGAACCATCGGCGGACTTTTCGGAGGATGGGCATGGGGCGTTTTAATATGTGCCAAAGGAACTGCAAATTTTATAGGAATAAGAAATGATAATAAGACTTTAGCTGCGGCTCATTATGAAAATGGTGCATGGAGTAAAATTTCTACTTGGAGTTAATTTTCCTCTTTCCCACTTTAATGAATTAAATTTAAGAAGATTAATATGCACTTCATATTCGGGATCAAAAATTGATCAAATCAAAGATAATGTACAATTGTCTTTAAATTTATTTGATAATTTAGGAGAACCAATAAATTTAAAAAATGGATATGTATTTGTTATAGATGAAATGCCTGTTTAGTTAACTAAGGACTTTGAAAATTTTATAAATATGTTTCATGGTTTCATGAAAGGAGTTGATAGAATTGGAAATTAAAGGTATTGACGTATCCGCTCACCAAGGAAAAATTAATTGGGATACTGTAGCAAACTACGGCATAGACTTTGCAATCTTGCGTATTACAGAAGTTGGAAACGTGATTGATTCTCAGTTCGAGAATAACTTTTCCGGTTGCAACAAACATAAAATTCCAGTAGGAGTATACAAGTATTCCTACGCTTCAACAGTATCTGAAGCCCAGAGCGAAGCCAGAAAGGTTGTTTCCGTATTGAACGGAAGAAAAATTCAGTTTCCAGTATTTCTTGACTTAGAGAATCATAGACAGAGAGTACTTGGAGCTGAAAGTATTCACAATCTGGCAGAGGCGTTCCGAGAGATCATTGTTGCTGCTGGTTATAAATTTGCAATCTATTGCAATCTTGACTGGTACATGAATGTGATTTGTAGCCACTTAAAGAAGTATGAGTTCTGGATTGCGAGATATCCAGGTAACGACAATGGATGGTTGCAAGAACGTCTGCGTCCTGATATTGGTGTAGGATGGCAGTACAGCTCCAAGGCCAAGATTCCTGGAATCAACGGAAATGTAGATAGAGATGTGTTCTACAAAGATTATAAAGACACTGACCAGAAGGGAGAAACAACAATGGCAAAAACAAAAGAACAGATTATTCAGAGTGTACGTAATGATGCCGTGGACTTTGCAGTTCGCATCGCAAACGACAATTCACATGGATATAGCCAGAGAATCCGCAGTTTGTATGAGATTGACAAGCCGAAATCTTTTGATTGTTCAAGTCTGGTGTGCACTGCGTATTATTATGCATTTATGAAAAACGGATTGATCAAACAAGCGCGTTATCTTAAAGAGAATTGTAGTTACACAGGCAATATGTTGAAGATGCAGAATGCAGGATTCGAGATTGTAGCCAAAAACCAGACCGCACATGCAAAGATGATCAGAGGAGATATTGAACTTAATTCAACTCATCATACAGCCTTGGCAGTAGACAGCAATAGAATTGTCCATGCCAGAAGTTCTGAGGGAACAACGGATACAAAAGATAATTCCGGTAATGAAATCAGAGTGCAGAACTGGTATCTGTATTCTCGCGGATGGACACATCGTCTTAGATTTACTGGAAAAGGGATTGATTTTAGTGGACTTACCAATACTACTGGAAGTAAGCCTACCGCAAAACCATCAACTAGCACAAAACCATCAACGACCACATCGAAAGGAGCCGGTTATATGTTTGAGCCAAAATTAGTAAAACTTGGAAGCGAAGGAACTTCTGTCCTGTTACTGCAGGAGATTTTAATTGCCAGAGGATTCAAAGGAAAGAATGGAAAAGCCCTGAGCTTATCCAGAAAGGCAGATGCAAATACCATTTACGCATTAAAACAGTATCAGAAATCCAGAAATGGAGTACTGGTGGTAGATGGAGAGTGTGGCGAGAACACCTGGAAAGATTTGATTGCAATCTAAAAAGCATAAAACTTAAGCCCCTTGGAGGTTACTCCTTGGGGCTGTTTTTTACATATTGTATCAAATTCGTGTTGCATTTCGTGTTGCATAGTTCTTCTTTTTTATGCCAAAACTGGCAAAATAACATATTTTATGAGCTAATTTGAAATTGCCGAAACCATTGAAAACACTACGTTCTTTGCGAGAACCAGTGAATACAAGATTTTCATAAAAATGCGGATGACAGGACTTGAACCTGCAAGAAAAATCCTAATATACGCTATTTTTCAGCACTTTCTTTTTTTGTGTTGCATTTCGTGTTGCATAGCTTTGAAAAATAATCATTCCCAATTTCATTCATCTCTTTTTCTCGATCAACCAGAACGTGCCGATATACATTTTTTAATGTGGTATCATCCTCCCAACCGCCGCGCTGCATAATATATACATCTGGAATTCCAAGAGTATGCAACTCAGATGCGCAATAATGACGCAAATCATGGAATCGAAAATGATGAATCTGATTGTCATCTAACAGATCTGAAAATCTGTCGGATATTTGCGATGGGTTCAAATTTGTTATTTTCCCATGTATTCCTTTTAATTTATCTGCAACAAAACCTGGATATGAAATGAATCTGTCACCAGCAAAAGATTTTGGTCTTTTGATAACCCAACCATGAGAATCATTCATAACCATAGCATATTCGACATGTACTATGTTCTGCTTGATATGATCAGAATTAAGCGCGCAGATTTCTGACCGCCTCATCGGACCGAACGCTGCCAGAAGAACAGGTATCTCTAATTCACTACCTACAGTACATTCAATTACCTTTTTAACTTCGGCAGATGTAGGTACATAGATTTTCGGTCTTACCTTTTTAGGTAAGGAAGTTCTTAAGATGAAATCCGAACGATAAGTCTTCAAGACAGTAGAAAGAAAGCCATGCATATTGTACACAGTTTTTGGCGAATGAGTAAGTGCTTCACGATTCATTTCAGCTTGAACATCCTCTTGAGTGATTTCCATTATATTTAATGACATAAGTTTAGCCATGTCTCTTTTGACAGATCGCTTATATTCTCTAATAGTTCCAGGGGATAAAACACCTGTTCTGCTTTCTATGTATTTATTACATGCCTCTTTTAATGTCATATCTTCTGGTGGAACATATCGCGCAGTCAATACTTCACTTTCTTTTTTTGCTGCCCATTCGGCAGCCATTTGCTCACAGATTCGCTTCCCTTTTTTGCTAGGATCTGAACATGTAAAAGATTTATAAACCCTTTTCTTTTTGATAGTCCCGTCTGATAACGGGATTTCTTCGATGTGACTGAATACCTGACATCTCCATGAGCCAGATGGCAGTTTTTTTGCAGTTGCCATTTCTTTTCCTCCTTATTAACCGAACAAACTTTCTGACTTGTCCGAACACACCGAAGATGATACAATATGACTTGTCAGGCGATACGTTTCACTTCGTTATGCTTTGCGGAACGTAAAAATATTTTTCTTTTTTTTAAAAACCGGTCCTCGTTGGTAGCGAGAGCCGGTCTTTTTTAGCATTTATTCTATTTCATCAATATCAAGAGAATATCCAAGCACTTCTCCGACATCCGTACATTTTCCTTTCAATGTAACAGTGTCACCTTTTGACATAGATGCTATTTTAGCTTTCTGGTCGTCGTTTTTGATGTAACACTGAACTCCAATAATCTCAAAATCTCCATCAGCCATGAGATCAATATATTTTCCGGCTGCATCAATGTTTGTGAGCTTTCCGGTAATCTCAAGGTATTTACCTTTATATTTGTCAGACGCTCCCATAGCGTTATTATTAAGGGCATCCATCATGTCATTTACAGATGCAGATATATATTCGATTGACTCAGATTCCTGTTTCTGACTGTCTGAAGCAGTTGCTTCTGTTTGTTTTGTCGTACTATCAGCGGATTTATCTTCGCCTGTGACAGCACCGATAACCACTCCTATGATAAGTATTAATACAACCCATTTTAATATTCCGCTTTTTTGTTTCTTTCTACAATGTGGACATATTTTTGCATCTTTTGGAATGTCCATCTTGCAATGTTTGCACTTCTTGGTTTTTTCTTCGCTCATGCTTTATCTCCCTCCAATGACGTAGTTTTCATATTTTTCTCTTATTTTTGCAAATTCTCTTTGCCTGATCGGGACGATCGCGCCAGATACCATCGTAAAAAAATGGCTTACTTCGCTTACCTCGTCCATATTAACTATATAGCTCTGGTGGCAGCGCAAAAATCTTCCGTCAAGACTCTTTTCGATATCATTGAGCTTTCCTCGTTCCTTGTGCGATATTCCGCACGTGCAATGGATCATTATGTATTTGTTCTGGCTTTCGATGTATTCAATACGCCGGAATTCAGCTCTGTGAAAGTAATCCTTGTTCTTGATGGTAAGCGTTTTTTCACGGATATTTTCAAGAGTCTGCTCAACAACTGAATACATTCTTCCATGCTCAGATCCTTTAATGATATAATGAACCGGTAGCACATCAAGTGCATCAAATACATATTCTTTGTGTTTTGTCCAAAAAGTGATATTTCCATAGTATCCGATTTTTCTTAATCTTTTGGCAATCTCTATGCCATTTTCTCCGTTGATGGAGACATCAAGAATTATAATGTCATACCATTCACCATCTGAAACATCGTCGATCAAAGGCTTTCCGCTGGTGTAGGTGGTTAATGTATATCCACCATCACCATGCTCTTTTAGATATCGGTCAATGCTATTTTTGAAAATCTCAATTCGTAAATTATCATCGTCACAAATCGCAATTTTCATTCAAATCATTCCCTTATGGGCGTTGTTTTCGCCATTTGCAAAAAAAAGTGTTTAAATATGCTATTTTTATTATAGCATCGTTAAATTTGGTTGTAAATAGAAGTTTTTAGGTGATTTGTGAAATGAAAATAATCAAAAATATACTAATTATAATAGGAGCTGTGCTTTTGCTTAATTACATTGTTTATTTACCAATGTGCGTAGAGGATTATATCCGTGAAGAGTCAGAAGTGTATTCTGTCCAAAATGCGTACAGATCTTCTACCCTGCATAAGAATAGCGCCCATGAAATAAAGCAGACCATGCCGCCGTTTTTATTCGCCCTGCCACTAAACAGAAAAGACTATATCTTTGATTTTACGAATAATTTCTATGCGATCATAAACATATCGGTGTATATCTGGCAGTTTCCAAGGGCAAACATTAGTGATATAATGGTATGAAACGAACGAATGTTCGATTATTTCCACAAACCGGACATATACTGTAATGTAGGTGGTAATTGCAATAGGGAGGGTTGCTTATGGATTATAAGAAAGAGATTATTGAGATGATAGAAAAAGCAGACCATGACCAATTATATACAATATTTAGATTTATAATATCATTTCTAGGACTGAAATAAAGAAAAGGGGCAGGAGTTACATCCTGTCCCTATCTTTTTACTCCTCTTTCTTGTCCGCTAAAGCGTTCGCAAGTTTCTGAAGTGTTTCCCATTCTGATTCATTTAGATTAGCAAGTATTTCTACTAATCGTATCTTGAAGCTATCTGCTTCTCCATTCAGAACTGAACCAACAAAATCCGCAATCTCGGATTTTCTCTTATTCTGGATGAACATATCACCTGTTCCCTTAGTCAGCCATTCGTAGTTGACTTTGAATTCCCTACAGATATCCTTGACAGTTCGATCTGATGGAACTCTTTCTCCTTTTTCTATCATCCAAACATAGTTCTTAGATACCCCGATTTTCTCGGCGAACTCATCCTGAGTCATCTTCGCAGTTTTTCTTATTTGTTGAATCCTGGTATTCACTCTTTTCACCTCCTATTCTTAACTGCAAGTATATAGTAGCACAAAAATCTAACTCTGTCAAATTTTTTGTGAGATTTACGCTTGACAAATCTATCTGAGTGAGGTATTATAATAACACAAGGTAACACAAAGCCTTGAGCGTTTACCACAATCTGATAGAAACAAGGCTTCTATTAAATAAAAAGAAACTGCTAGGGGTCTCGTCCCTAACAGCTCTTTACCAAATTTGTTTACCCTATGTACTTTGCAGGCTGACGCCGCATCTGACGAGACCAAATGCTTCTTGAAGCACCTTGTCACTTTCGCAGTCTTGGTTCTGCAACATGCCTAATCGCTGACAAAACAATCAGAGCCGTCTTTGACCTGTTTTGACTGTCGAGGTATCAGTACGGACGGATTAAGAGCAAAGGGAACAGGCAAATTCAAAAGTTGGGTCATGATAACCACTCCTTTCCTTTACCAATAGGCATTAACTAGGATAACACAAATAAGTGGTAAACGCAACTAAAAATAAGTAGGAGGTGATTCTTTGGAACGTCTTTACACCTGTGAAGAAATCGCTCGGAGATATAGTGTAAAAGTTCCTACCGTGTGGAGATGGATACGGAATAAACAACTTTCGGCAATCAATCTGAACGGCTCTGGTTACAGAGTGTCAGAAAGTGACTTAGTTGCTTTTGAAGAATCAAAACGTGTAAGAAAGGAGTGAATATATTGTCTGAGAAAGAAAAGAAGATTCTCGAATCAATAGCCAAGGCAGTTCCCAATATGTCAGAGTTTGACAAGGGATATTTTCTTGGGGTTGGAGAAACAATCGCAAAATACAAGAATCCTGATAAAACAGATAGGTTTCTTGAGTCGAAGATTCCAGAACGGAAGGAGCGAAAAATATGAAACGCCATCCAATTATGGAATATGTGATTCCAGCAATTGTAGCAAGTGTGGCAACAGTTTTAATCCGTTTAGTGCTGGGGTGGTAAGAAGTTAGGAGGTAAAAACAACGAGCCAAATAAAAAAGTTTCTTCACTGGTATTTCTGCGAACCAAGAAAGACATTGCTTGAATGGTTTATGAAAAAATACCCAAACTTCCCAATACATATTTCAATAGCATCTTTACTGCTAATAATGCTTCGCCCAGAAGTGGAATCCTGTATACATCATATCCGGCAAATAGTGCAACGATTGATATTACTGTTGGAATAATGAATCGGAGCCGTTCTTTTCGCTTAATGCGAAAATACATTTTCCCAGCTCTGTTTACAGTATAAATTCCATTTGGCCTGTCAAGAAGTCCAAGCCGATGAAGATAGTCAAGTGTTTGGCAATTGAATAACCTATTGAATTTAAAAATTGGGAGCAGACGAAGAACTATCTTTTCTCTTAAAGAAAGTTCAATGTTAGAAAAATCAATATTATTCACGATACGTTCCTTTCTTAATTTCTAGCATGCTGGTTCTGGTATTTACAGAATAAGAGCGTATAGGTGAAATGTCAACACAATGTAATTAAAAGCAACACAGGAGGTAAAGAAAAATGTTAGACTGCACCGTCAGTAAAAATATTCTCGGTCAAGTTTCAGTTCAACTCGAAATGACGAGCCACGACTGGTCGAAATTAGAAACGTCCGGTGTGTGGAGTCAGATGGAACAGATTCTAATGGAATCTGAAACACAAAATAACTGCTGTTCCCGCCATAACTATGCTGAAGAGATTCCAAGCGAGCAGACAGATAACGAATACCTGAAAGAGCAGTTCGGAATATATTCGCGTTATGTGAAATCATTATCCACTTGCACACACGTTTTAACAGTTATTTCAATAATTGCTCTAACAATTTCAATAGTGGCTCTGATTGTATAGAAATTGAGAAAAGACCGGTAATCAGTGCAATGATGGACAGAACAGTTGTTATCCAAAATCTGGATATATCTTGAAAATATGCTTTCATGGCAACTTCTCCTGCTTGCGTGATTTCATATTCGTACTCTCGCAATCTTGAGCGCATAAAGCATTTTTTGTTGAAAAGGTATTTGCAGGCATCTACTTCACGCTGATTGATAGGAGTAAATCCACAATTTCTTAAAGCTTTTTTCAATATTTTGTATTGATATCTTGTTACCAAATGAGCACCTCCTTTACAGGAGAGTATATCACAAAATTCAAAAGACGAAACAAAGAAACTGTGCATTCACAGTAATTAAAGAGGAGGAAGAAAATGAAGAAATTTGAATTAACATCAGAAACCAAAATTAACATTTTCGGAAAGAAACTTTTCCGAATCAAAGCACTCATTTCATTTGCGGATGTAGAAGCCGGAGAAACTGGCGGATGGGTAGAAAAAGAAGGAAATGTAAACCAGTCCGGCGATGCATGGGTGTCCGGCAATGCAGAGGTGTCCGGCGATGCAAAGGTGTACGGCAATGCAGAGGTGTCCGGCAATGCAGAGGTGTCCGGCGATGCAAAGGTGTCCGGCAATGCAGAGGTGTCCGGCGATGCAAAGGTGTACGGCAATGCAGAG